GTGTCTACAAATATTTCATAGTCAGCACTAAAATTATTTCTTGCCTTTTCAAAAGGAGCAACAAAATCTGCGATTGCAATCTTGCCTTCTGCTTCTGCGTTTTCACACAAAGACAACATTCGCTGATTCTGTCTTAGTCTACCTTCTTCAGAGAAGTCCCAATCGTCTGCTTCTTCTCTGACTTTATCTGCGTTGAACCAAGCAACTTTGTCGCCTAAATATTCAACTAAACGTTCTGCCAAGTATGTTTTACCACTTCCTGGCAGTCCAAATATTAATACTCTCATTTATTCCTCGTTTTGTTCACGTTCCCATTGAGCGTTCTCGTCAAAGTCTAGCAAGTACTGTTCATCAAGTTCATAGTACTGGTCGTCTGAGTCGTGCCACTTTTTATTTAACCAACCAACTTCTGCATGATAACTTTTACCGGTAGTATCACTTTGATCGTATTCTGCGTCAAGTTCTACCTTGTCATAGTACACTCTATCAATGAATTCGCCCACATTAGTTTCCACAATGCCCATACCTAATTTGTATTGATCAAAGTCTTCTCCGTCAGTTTCTACAAAGTAACTGGCAAAAGTTCCTTTCTCACAACTGTGAAATGCTAACACTGGTACATAATAATTACCTTCGTCATCTTCCTCATTTACAAGTTCAGGCTCTTCGCTACCAAAGTATCCACCTTCTCTTCCATACATATGAATAGGACTAAAACTACCCACTTCGTTATCGTAGGCATAGTCGTCTTCACCGTCTGCTGGAACTTCGTATACAGTCAATTCTGAATCACCGTACGCACTATTAATGTGTTCTATATCATCACATTCCCACATGTAGTAATCTTCTCTTGGTGCAGGGATTTGCTCTGGGTCGTCATGTTCTGCATTTTCGTCAAGATCATCTTCACCGCCCCAGTCATCAAATGATAAAACTGTGTCAACTAGTTCACCTTCATCCATACCTATTGTTTTTGTTACAAACTCATTGGTAACTTCGCCTATTACTGTTTCGCCACCGTAATAACCGCTATCTATTCTAAATCTTCTTTTTGCCATAATTTCTCCTTATGATTAAAATACATCTCCTAAATCTACTACATCTGGTATCTTATTTGCTTCTTTAACAAATAATACACTTTTAGGAACTGCCTTTTGTTCTATAGGAGTTACTAATAAATGCCCTGGCTTTAACTTCGGAAAAAACCATTTGATGTCTTGGTAATAATTTGTAATAAATACCTCTTCTATTTCTGGTATCTTATTATTCATAGGATTAAAAACAGGAGTCTTAAATCCTCTATTATTTAAACTTGTAAGTGGAACTATTTCTATTTCTGTGTGATAGTCGTCATCGCAAATTGCTATACTCCAATCCATTGGCATTTTTACTTCATTCCCGCCAATGTTTAAAACAACTGCTGGTGAATAAAAACTTTCTAGAAAAATCAATTCTAGCCAATAGTAGTCATAAAATTCTGGGTCGCTAACGTCTAATATGCAGTACCTGAGATCGTTTACTTGATCAGGTACACTATCTAAATCATAGACATCGTTTTCAATTGTTAGTATATTCATATCTTCTCCGTAAACATAATTATAGCACCTTTATTTTAAAAGTCAATCTATATTTAAATATATTCTATTTTTGTAACCTTGAACGGATACTCTGCTTCTCTGTAAAATTTCTTTCTTTCTGTTAAATGTTTTTTACTGTATTTTAATGTGCTAGTAATATCAAACACATTTACAAAATCTTTGTCTTTGGCTTTTCTTATACCCCTACCAATACTTTGTATAACCCTAACAAAACTTTTGCCTGGCTCTATTAATACTAGATTAAATATCCTTGGTATGTTAATACCAACTGCCGCTACACCATAAGTAGCAACAATTACTTTGCCTTCAGCCTCACTGATTTCGTCGTAGTTTTCTTTTCTTTCTGATTGTTTCATGCCGCCACTTACAAATACCCATTCCGGATTTTGTTCTATTAACAACTCGCCTGTTTTTATTCTGTCTACTAAAATTAATGTATTACCATTATCAGTCATGCCGTTAATTAGTTGACTTATAAATTCTATTCTTTCAGGGTTAGTTGTTATCCATTTTAGTTCTTGTGCATAATTACTAAAGCCTACATGCGTATCTACTAACTGTAAAACATTGACTTCCAAGTTAGATAGCACACCTTTATCCTGCAATTCTTTAGCACTTAACTGTCCAATTACTGGACCAATTGTGCTAGTCATTGCAACTGCTTCGTGTTGATCTTTAGGTATAGTTCCTGTTAATCCCCAACGAATTGGCACATTAGAAAACACACTACTAAGTAATTGTTTTAGTACATCTGCTTTTGCTTTGTGTACTTCGTCAATCATAATACACACAACACCGTCAATGAATTCACCTATATCAAAATCTACTGCTTCTTTGGCCTTAGACTTTTTGTGTAATATTTCTAAACTTTGCCAAGTGCAAATTGTGTGTGTTTTATTGTATTCTTTTCTATCCCCGTAGAAAACACCAACATCAAGACCTAAATGCTTGTAGTCCGCTTCTGTTTGCGTTACAAGGTCCTTATTTGGCACTATAACTATTGTTCTAACATACGGCGCGCATTGGTGACTTAGTGCGGCCGTTACTAGAGTTTTAAAAGCACCTGTTGCAATCTCTTGAATACATTGTGGGTTGGCTAAAAACTTGTTAATTATTTCTACTTGATAATCTCTAAGTATAATTGGTAATCCTTCTGCAGGGTGTTTCTTAGGCCAACTGAATTCTTCATATGTGTCTTGCTTTACTTCATCAAAGCCAAAATCCCATTTTTCTCTTTTATCATCAAGTACAACTTCATAACCTAATTCAGTTACTACAGGAATAAGTTGGTCTAAAAGATTCAAATAACTTCTGCCACCAACATCACAAAATCTCACATAGCCGTCCCAACGACCTAATTTATATGCCGGCATGTGATATGCATATGGCAAGAAGTATTTGCAAGTGTCAGATAGTTTTCTGCGTGTGGCTACGTCTAAGTCATGAAACTTGATGTTTACTTCATCTCTTATTTCTAATCTTGTTTGTCTAGCCATAAAATTTATTATACATTATATATGTGTGTTGTCAATCTATTCATAGTATACTTTTACAAATTTCTATGCTTCTTCTGTTGTATCCTGATTGCGATACCGAGCCAAATCCCAATGAATATCCTGTGCTGTCTTGCTTATGATATGGCAAATAATAATGCAACTTTTCTATAGTTGCTACAGGTCCAAACACAATGATGTCAACACCGTTGTTGTACATTTCTTTACCTCTTAAAAAATCTTCGTATGACGCAATTTTAATTGTTATAATATTATAGTCCTTAACTATGTCGCATACTTCTTTAACATTTTCTGTATCGTCTGGTAATATAATACACGATATAAATTCTGCTGATTCCTCACAATGTGTTTTAAGAGTTTCAATGTCAATTTTATTATCATTAAATCCTACAGCAAGTCCAGTGGAATTAGTATTTGATAATGCATTTATTGTATTCATATCTGCGTTATTAACAGTAATAACACAATCCTTATGTGCTAACATATTATGTCTAAGGTACTCTCTTGCAGTCATTATTGCTGTAAATATATCATTATCATTGTTAGTAGATTGAAATGTAATATCAAAATATCCTGTTAATGAAAGTATATTTTTTCTTATATCAGAGACATCAATGTCCTTTTCTAGGTTATCATAAAAATATGAAAACGAAACATTTACTTCTGATTCTAATACTAATCTGCTTGGTGATTGATGTAATGTTGCAAAGACATTGTTGCCTTTTGCATTAGGTATTACTTTTATTTGATGCCATTTAAGATATGATTTTAGTACATCTTCGAGTGTAGGCTCAACAGACTCGTCGAGTGATAGTACAAATTTGTCGTTATCTTTGAGTTCGTGTATTGATTCAAGTAAGTCATCTAATATATCTAAATTGATATATCTTCCATACCTGCTGTCCTCAATTTCACTATGTGTCCTATCTGCCATTGTTTGGTGTCTAATCCTTTCATTATACCGAGATACTTGTTTCTCAACAAACCAAATTGATTTGCCAATGATGTTAGTGTAACTACTTCATCATCGCCGTCTACATATTTGTCTGCATCTCTAGAGGTTAATTGTCTGTTATAACTTTCTAAAAAGTTTCTAAATACTTTACTGCGTGTTTTACGCAATTGAATGTTTATGTGTTCTAGTATTGCTTCTATTTCTTGTAATTGATTAAACCGGTGTTCAGTAATGCCAGGTAATGCGGCACTATTACGTTCCACATTACCCCTAATATAACATTCTTTTTTTGCTTCATCTAATTCTGCTTCAAAGTAGTCTATTGCATCTACTATGTTACTTAAATTACCAGAAACTTTGTTATACCATCCTGCCATTACTAATCCCAGTCTTCCTCTTCGTCGTCATCGTCTTTATATTCTACTTCAAAATATTCTTCTATGGCTTGGCGTAAATGTTTATCACATTCATTAATACCTACCTCATCATAGTCGACCATTCCGTGTTCATCAAAAACTCTAACTAAGTTTGCACAAACCTCGTCACGTTCTTTAACGTTTACAGAAGGTTTGACACATTCCCAAGTTTCAATTATAAGTGCTAGATCTACAGTCATTCGACATTCTCCTCGTATACTGAAGGGTCGTCAATTTCGCTTTCGTCAATATCGTCATCGATATCTTCTACTACTGCTTTAGGATTTTGACCCCATTCATCTATAATTACCTGAAGTTTTTCTCCTGTCCAGCCTTTTCTGAACTCTTTTATTTCTTCTCCAGTTACAGGCGAAACATACGACAGTTTGTTACCAACTTTTTCCACAATGCCTTTTGCTTCAAGCATTTCTAACATACCACTGTAAGGGTCCATTCCAGTTTCATATGGAATCTTAATTTGTACACCCTCAAATGGTTTGCTGTATCTTGACTTCATTACTTTACATGCCGCTCTAATACCTTGTACTGTTGACACCTTGTTACCGTCTGCATCTTCTTTGAGTTTTAGTTTTTTAATAGCAACTACTATGCTACTTGCATACACAAAGCCTTGACCACCTGAGATCTTATCATCTGGGTCAAACATATCCTGTGATGCATAAGTGTGGTTAGTACAAACTAAGCCGATTGGGTATGGTGCTAATTGGTTAACAGTATTTCTAACCAATGCTGTAAGAGCCTTTGGCTTACGACCCATGTCACCTTTCATGTCACCTTTTTGAAACTGATCTACATCTGTAGGGGTTAGCAACATACCCAAACTGTCAATAACAAACAGTAATTTAGGCATTTCGTCATACTCTAAATCACCATAGTTTGCTTTATAGTCTTTCATAAACTCTGAAATAGATTTTGCTACATCATCAATCATTGACACACTAATCTTTAATAGTTTTTCTGGACTAGTGTCAACATTTAATGCTTTGAGCCAATCTTCATCAAGAGCATTTTCTGAGTCAAATAACACAACTTGACACCCATGGTCTTGTGCGTTTCTGACTAAATTACCTGAACAAATAAAACTTTTACCTGAACCGGACTCACCAGCGAACACACTAACTTTACCTAGTGGTACGCCTTTGTTAAAATCACCACTGATCAAATAGTTGAGTGTGTGGTTTCCTGTGCTGATCCAATCTACTGGATCGTGAAAACCGGCACTAATACCACTAATACTTTTAGTGATGCCGGTTCTAAATTTGCTTAAATCAAATGGTTTTTGCATTTTATACTCCGTATATATTCCTTTCTTTTAATTCTTCGACTAGTTTCTGTGCCCATCTCTCATGCCCTGCTTCATTGGCATGGCCTCCGTTAATTTTAACTTCTGGAAATTGTCCACCCATAATCCAGTCCCAATAACTTGTTTCCATATAATTGTTTTTATCTATTGCATTATATAATGATTTATCTACTGGGTGATCACCAGACCAAAATTTTACGTCTTCGCCTTCTAGTGGTGCTTCATCTTTTGTGTTAGTCATTACGTCAAACATTAGATATGGAATGTTATTATTTTTGCATATATTTTCACATATATACAATGTCCTATATTTTTGTGCTAATAAGTCTTCTGCTAAACAGATAGGTAAAAACTGTTTGTATGTTTCATACCTTTCTGAGCCTTCTGTCATTTCTGGTGCTCTCCAACTGTTCACTAAATTATAATGATAAGAACCGTCATCGTCAAAGCCGTCTGCATATTCGAATCTACCTAAACATGTCCAACCTAGTAAAATTAAATCTGGTTTAGGATTGCCTGCTAAGTATTCGACTAATAGTCTTTCAGTTCGCATAATACTAGCACCAGGTTGGCCTAGATTAACACATTCATCTATTTCTAATAGTTGTCTTAGTTTCTCTGGGTAAGCCTTGTAAATTGATTCAGGTCGATTATCGCCTTCGCCGTATATTTCTGAACCAAATGTGTGGCTATCACCTATTGCTAATAATGTACTCATTTTTATTCCTTAAAAATGTAGCCATACTAGATCTTTGAAGTA